TTTGGCATTGGGATTGGCACCATATTCGTCGGGCAACCAATTCCATTCTGGTGGCAGTTCACCGATACGCTCATCATCTAGCCAGGTGAATCTATGTAATTCAGCGCCGGTGGCATGTTGAACAAACTCTGGCGTGAGTTTTCTATTGGGCCACGAACTACAGTTCCATAGGATCACACTACTCCAATTCTTTCTTGGATAATCCTCGTTTTTAGCACCCATGTATTTTTCAGTCATGCGTGTTTTGTAATCATGTTTGACCACCATGACGTCAACATGACTTTCCTGCAGATTCCAAAGTTTAACAATGTCGTCTCGAACAATCATGTCGCCGTCAATGAATATAGCCCATCCTGTATAACCCATGAGGTGTGGCACTAAAAATCTTGTATAGATAAAATGATTGCTGCCGTCTGTGTGTGTTTCTTCATAATCTCGGAACAGATTTAAAGCCACAGGCATGATGGCCACAGGTTGACTGGCATGACGGATAATACTGTTTACACAGGTATGAAACGCAATGGCTTCTCGTGGATCATATCCAATGAATACTGGAATTGGTGTCATTGTTGTCTCTCTATGTCTGTTTCGTCGCACCGATCACCATACTGTATTTCTATTACCCGTAACGGTACAGTGCCTTCGTTGGCCAGTTGATGCCACTCTCGTCGATTGATTACTATCATTTGATTCTGTGGATATCGACCGTGTAACTCTGCATCTGATTTTCTGTTTATGGTATACAGCGTGGCTTCGCCTTCGCTGACAAACCAAAGTTCACCACGATCTTCATGACGTTGCATGCTCAGAGTCTTGCCCGGATCCACTGTGAGTTCTTTGAGTTTGACTTTTTTATTGGGTTCATGCAAAACACGATAGTAGCCCCAGGGTCTTTCTGTTTTAGGAGCTCGCCATTCTTGTAAAATCCAGCTACTAGAGTTGGTTTTGTCAAACCCGCCTACACCAAACACAAACTTTAAATCGGGATCTACAACATCCATCTCAGGAATATTCTGATCTGTACGATCCCCACCATTGGCAAATATCAATTCTGCTCGAGGATAATGCGCTCGCGCTTGCTGTATGAAATGTCGAGCAGAACCATCGGCATCATCAAAGGTATAAACCTCATCTACCATGGCAAGATTATTGACAACGCACAGCCGCTCGTTCCAGGGCATGAATGCTCGACCCTTTTTGCGTTCCAACCACTCATCACTGTTTAGGCCAACAATTAGCATGTCGCCCAAGGTTCGTGCTTCTTTGAAATATGCTATGTGTCCGCTATGGACAGGATCAAATCCACCGGTTACTAATACAATTTTGTTCATGTGTGTATTTATAATACACACATATTACGGAAACGGTATTATTGATGTCCCATCCAACTAAGACTTTTATCAAGCCAAGGCAACACAAGATCATGTTGTCTTAGATAACCGTACCGATTGATAGATTCCACAGCAGACGCGGGCAATAGTCCTTTTTCGGCAAGGCTGTACCAGGTTGCGGTTCGTGGGTCGCTGGGAGCTTGATCACTTTTATAAACTATGGCTCGTAGCCAAGGATCACTGGGTGCCTTTGAAAAAAATCCTGCCTGACAATCCCACCCTGCTACGGCCAGCATGTGTATCAAGCTGACCATGGTATGATTGTAATAACATCCTGACGGTTGATCAAACGCTTGCCGGTTAAATTCCATGTTGGTAGTTTGTGGCAATATCAGCACCAACATACCATTGCTGGCACAGAGTCCTCTCCAATTGGTCAAACACTGTATTGGATTGATCATGTACTGGAATGTATTGTGACACCACAATATGTCATGCGCCCGCTTGCTGGGTTGTATGGTTTCTAAATCGCTGTGTTGATATGATATGTTGGGAAGTCTTGCTTCTCGGCTGATGCCTTCAATCAAGTCTATGCCTGTGCATTGTATGTTTAATGCCACCGGATCGTCATCACGAGTGGCACGGGTAGCCCACCATTGAAGATCCAACGCATCATAGCCGCATCCAAGATCTGCCACGCGAGCAATGCTTTCCATGAAATCATCATGTTCGTACAGATCATTCAGCGTTTTCAAGCTATGTTCATGACTTTCCTGAGCGTTTTTAAAAGTTGTCATACATTAACCTATTCAATTGTTCTGTGTGCTTGCTGATACCTGTTGTATGTATCTGTTTTATCAATTCAGCATTTTTCTCAAGCCGTTGCCAGTGCTGTTTTCTCAACGCTGTGAGATCAAGATTACACACTTGTCTTGCCAACATAACTACCTGAGTCATTCTGACCCACGGATCTTGAATTTTGTCGTATTCGTGATTGCCAAATACATCATCAAAAACATCAAACCCCATGTGTCGTACTTGATCGACCAGTCCCGGAACTGCATACCAAATTGGAAATTGATACCAGGCCATGGATTTAAGAGTTTTTTCAGTGACAAAAATACTACGCCATGTGTTGGGATCAGTTTGACTGGAGCTTTCCACCACAAGATTCACAGGAGCTCGATAAAAAAAGTCGTGATCAATTCTGTGTTGGAACACTTGGTCAGCCATGGGTCTGTCTACAATCATTGGGTAAGGCTGCGGCCAAATCAATTGTTTGATGTCTTTGCTGGGCTCAACGCCGTTGGTGCCAAATGTCATTATGAGTTCATTTAATTGAAACTTAGACAACAGACGTTTGGCCAAAGTTCCTCTGCTTACACTGGGTCTACGCATGAGACATACTAACTTGTGCGTGATCTCAAGATTGGCCCAGTCAACATGATAATGCTCAAGATGCATAAACCAATTGCCATTGTATATCAATCTATCTGGCAAACAAATTGCCGGGTAGGGTAATACATCAACATCTATCACGCAACTAAATGCCACACGAAATTGCGAAGGTGATAGTCCTTGTGCTGTCAAAAACAAAAACAAATGATTGATATCGTTATTGTCAATGCCTTCGGGCTTTAGATCAACAATCCAGGTATAATCTTTTATGTCATTAACTACCAATCCAATCTCATTGAGATCATCAGTCACAGTCTGGCCAATGTCAGCGGATCTTAGAGTTTCTGATGGAAGATTCCGCCAGGCATCATAAAAAATAAAATTGTCTTGTAGTCTTGCACGATGCATGCTAGATTTGTATGTCTTCCATACCTGCTGTGCGCAATCGAACTATGTGTCCCATTTGCCACTGTTTGGTGTCAAGACCTTTGAGAATGCCCAGCCACTTGTTTCGTAGCAGTGCAACTTCATTGATAATTGTTTCAAAGTCTATGACTTCATCTTCACCATCCACATACTTTTCAGCGTCTCGACTGGTCAGCACTCGTGCATAAGCTTCTAGGTACTTTTGAAAATGTCTGCGTCGAATTTTACGTAGTTGTATGTTGAGATAATTAAGAACTGCTTCAATTTCTTGAAGTTGATTAAAACGAAACTCAGTAATGCCAGGCAGCGCAGAAATATTTTTTTCTACTAGACCGCCGATGCGACAATCACGTCTGGCGTCTTCTAACTCACGTTCGTAATGAGCTATAAAATCTGGAATCTCTCCAAGATTAGCAACTACTCGACTATACCACATGGTCAAACTCTTTTGTTAACCAAGGAAAAATCTGTCGCCAGTTGGTGTTTCTTCTACGATCCATCTCATCTAGGAAAATTTTCAGATCACTAAGTTTGGTGTTATCTCTTTGATGAGAGTTCCATTCTAACCATAACCCCTTCATCATATTTTTGGCATTTTTTTCTTGCCAGGTGTCTTCGTTCATTGTATCTAGTATTTTTTTCATATCGTTGTCAAAAAATCCTTTACCAAAAATACCTGGATATAGATGTGATCGATTCACACACGACATAAAGTAATGGCCTATTTCCCTACGCTGTTTATAAGAGTTGATAAACTCAATGAGAGCTGGAATAGACTTGACTCCAAGGCCAGTGATTGTTTGATTGATATTCAAATATATCCATCTCTGGTTAGCCACATAATCAAAGTTTTTTTTCCAATCCTCAAAATTTATACCATAGCGTATGTACTCTTGTTCTGCTCCCCAACAATCAATGCTACATGTTAAATCAAATCGTTTGATTTGTCGATTGGCCAACATACGCTTAATTCGTTCAATATATTCCTGCATCTTAGATTGACTAACTTTGAGATTGCTGATAATGTTAAATTCGAGATCAGGATTAGAATGATTTTCTAAAAATTGCAAACATCTTTCAAATGAAGGTTGATAAAACGGCTCACCACCGAGCACATGAAAACGTCGAAGATGATGATAATTTTTTTCCATCCAGGACCAAAACTTTTCAATTATCTGATCTGACTCTGTTGGTCGGACGGTTAAATTTTTAATTTCTATTCCGCCACGTTGAAAATCGCCAAATTTTTCATTTTCTTTTTGTATGCGACTAGAAAATCCATCATGACAATAGATACAACTCATATTGCAGACGTTATCCAGGTATACCTCAAGTATACGAGGTGTTACATTTATAGCAGTGGGATCTGTGTCTAACTCTGGTGGCGCTAAATTTGGGATTTGTAACTGAAATTGCCTATCACTGTGTCCACCAGATTCTTCTATATTTTGACAATATTCACATCCTCCTGTGGGCCATTTCCCATCAAGCATAAGCGTTCTATCATTGAGTTTTTTTTCAGTATTGTGAAACTGATCAAAGGCGTCTACAGTAATAGGAGTAGTACCGACTCTATGACAATAATTAGTAGTGCCAGCATACAATAGGATAGTACTCCAAGTCCATTTTAACTGACATGCTGTTGCTGTGTTAATTGGGAAATATTTTTGTTCCATCAATCTTCATCGTCTTCATATTCTTCTTCTTCGTCGTCGAGCTCTTCCTCTTCTTTGAGATAGTCTGCTAATGCACGTTTGATCTCTGTATCACCCTTAAATGCTGACTTGATTTCTTCTGCAGAAACATCATTGTCGATCAACACCGATACCATGGTTTCTGCGGCGTCATTGCGATCCACCGAATTGATGTGTCGTTTGATTTCTGTCCAAATTTCACTTGCTAACTCTACTGACATCTATTATTCCTCCGTAGCTGATTCTTCAGTACTTACCGTTTCTTTTTGATTTGCAAAATCTGCCATTACTTGATCCAAGCAACCGCCTTCGTTTGATTCCCATGCCTTGCG